AGTAAGGTTAATATCTTTAACAGTTGTTGTTTCTCCAAAACTAGCTACTTTAACTTTATTTGTAAAAATATCTACAGAGTCTCTATCAATACTAAGATAATCAGAATCAGTAGTACCAATCTTTGTAATACCATCAATAGAAAGTGGAACATCCCACCATCTACCTGACCATTTGGCAAATAATTTAGCTCCAAGTCCAGTTCCTTTTATTTGTATATCGCCTTCAGCACCTTCTCTATTGGGTGGTCTATTTTCAACCCTATTAGAAATCCTTGGTCTATTTGCTCCGCCCCAACTCATTTGATTGGTCTCGGTCTATATAGTATTGAAATATCATTTATCTCGAAAGTATCATCAACTGCTCCATTAAAGTATAATGAGATACTTTTCCAATCCTTGCTTTCTGCTAGTGTATCTGAATATAATGTTGCTACATGCCAACTCTCTAAGTTAGCAGCACTACTTTTATCTAAAAGAGGTGTTGTATCGGTAGTACCATCTATAGCTACTTTAGAAAAATGATAAAGATCATTTGCTGAATCAGTTTCACCATCTACCCCATATGCAACTGTAAGTGCATCAGCCTTACCTTTATATGTAATATAAACCTTAAATAACTTTTTAGTTTGTGAGGGAAATCCAAAATCTAAATCTTTCGTCCAATATGTAATTGTTTGATCTGCTACTCCAATATTATATGTCTTTAAAGCTTCCTCCGCATCTTGCTGTATAGATAAATATCCATTTGGAGATATTATAAAGTTTGTATGACGATCTGCATTAGTATTTGTAATCATGCCAGTTCCTTCAGTCCAAGACTGTGTTCCCATGTGATATATCCAAGCACCAGTTCCATCTGGAGTGGTGGCAGATGTTGCATTATCCCCAATATCTTTAAGCACTATAATACTTTGTGAGCGTGGATCATATCCAACACAAGGAACTTTTACAGCATCTTTTTCTCTACTTCCACTTTCAGCAGTATCTACAACGCTACCCTCAGAAATACCCCAATTATCAATAGTAAACTTACCAGATGTAAGAGATATTACCTTACTACCATCATATATAAAGCATCCAATATAATTTGCAAATATTACTCCAAATGGAGTTTGAAATGTCTGACATGGATTCATAACCCCACAATTCCTAAATGAAGCCTCTGTGTAAAATAGTGATGGATTTGATATATTCATAACATACATTGCATCTTGTTTAAATTGTAGTATCTTATCTTTAAATGCTACTAATGCTGTTATTGGAGTTCCATCAGAAGATGGAGAATCAATTACATTATACTCTGGGAATACCCCAGGCTTATTTGGCATTGAATACATCATTCCATCAGCAATTACCTTGCCTCTAAAACTAACACAACCAATAAATACAGCACCATTAGCACCAACAGTTGCAGTTCTATATCTTACTTCATGTGGTGCTGGCCCAGCGGTATCATCGGCAATAGTTTCAGAAGACTTATCATACATTTCATTTGCATAATATAGATTTTTTGAAACATACGTGTATAAAGATGGAGGGGACTCAAATGAGATATTTACTGCAAGGTCATAAACATCACTATTATGATCCCAAGGTGTAAATGTAGAATCAGCAGCACCTATAATACCATCTGTCAAACTAACTTCTGCAAGCATATATCTTTCTACTGTCCCAGCCTCTCTAAAATAAATACGTGCACCATGTATTCTTGCATCACCTCCAAGATAATTTGTGCCAGAAACCCCTGTTGAATCAACGTTTTTAACAGAGAAATTAAACGATAATTGCTCCTCGGCAAATGTGTATCCACTTGCATAACTACCGCCAGTCTTTTGAAGAGCAGTCAACCCAGTCTCACAACCATTATCAAATAGCCATGAGATGTAAAAAAAGTAACCAGTTCCACCTGAAGTGCCCCAATTACCAGACCCAGATGATCCAATATGAACCGCTGCTGCCCCATCAACAGCAACAGGATCAAATGAAACAGTACCATCATCCCATTCTAATGTGACCTTGCCATTAGCTTCATTATTTGAATTTCCAGCAGCAGATTCAATAAATGTTGGAGATGTTAAAAGTGCCTCCCCAGTCGACCAAACCTTAGTTGTAATATTAGCATTATAATCTTTCCTATATACAAGTATAGCAGCTTTTCGTGTAGTTGTATGTATTAAATTAGCATCACACACATATAATCCATTGCCTGATGCATAAAATGTAGGAGCAACGTCAATAGCTTCATTTGCAATTGTTAGCCATGTATCACCATCTGTCTTTGAAGTAGTCCCATCATTAACAACAACATGTTCACCATCAGTCCCAACTACAATAGTATAGTCACCTTGAACTGGAGTACTTGCTAATGAATAACCGCTTTTAAATACATAAAGACCATACCCAGGAGAGGGAATGTGAGTAGCACTACTCGCTAAAGTGGCAGATGACAAAGTACTACTCGTACTTTTTATATCTCCTAATAGCTTTATTCTTCCAATATTTGAAACTGTCACGTTTGTAGCTTCTTGACATTCTGCATCAGATATATCTCTTGGAGAAGACTTTTGGTTCATACCCCCATGAAACTTAGATAACTGATATAATCTCTTCTTTCCACCTACTACCTGTGGTAATGGTTGAAATCCCCCAGGGATTGCATTCCAATTAATAGAGCCAGAAAAAGGAGCAGCCCCTACGTTTGAAATAGAAGGCATTGAAGGCATTGGATTAGCGGTTAAAGCACCACTCTGTTGCATTAAAAGTTCATCTGCCCTTGCTTTTTCTCCAGCAACGTCAACAGGAGGAGGTGGTGGAGGTGGAGGATTTTCAGGAGTATAGGTTGGAATGTCTGCTAATGCAGAATAATCAATGTTCTGCATTTGCTCTACCGTATCTGGAGTAACTACAGTATCTAAACCATATCCAGTGTCAAGATTAAAATTGAGACCCAAGTCAACACCACTAAGGTCAATAGGTGCTATAGGTGCTATAGGCGGAGGTAGAGTAAAAGCCTGTCCTGCTATCTGAGCAGCCTTTTTAGGAGTACCATTACCACCATTACCTTTTCCCCTCTTTCTAGCCATTATAAGCTTTCTAGTACCTTTTTAACTTTTGCCCAAGCTTTATCATCTTTCTTTGTCTTTGTTACCTTTACAGCAATATCTCCTACCTTTACAAGAAGAGGTATAAGACCATGCTTTGCAACCGCTTTTGCTATTATCATTTTAAACATTATTTACCTACTATTTTATATATTGACTTTTTAATTGATGTCCATATAAGATCATCCCACTCTGTTGGACTAAGTGCAACAACCTTATCTACAGCGAGAATACCTATTACTACATATTCCCAATTTGCTGATAATATCTCTAACATTTATTTTTCTCCTTTTTTGAAAAGTTTAATTACGATGTCTTTTATTACGTTAACTGCTGTCATTGTTTTTTTAGTTTCATCTTTTGCTTGTCTATTGCTATCAATAAGCTTGACAGTAATATCATACAAATTCTTTATATCCGCCTTTACATCTTTTGTTATAAATTTTATTAGATACATAAGAGCATAGCCCAGACCTATAGCCACAGCTACTGGAATGCCAAGTGTTTCTATTATGCCTATTATATCCAACTACGCCTCCCATGTAATTATTTTAGCTCTTTATATATTTTAATCACTAAGTACAATAGTGTGGCAACTCCCACGCCTAAGCTTACAACTTCTGGCAACCATCCACTAATTGATAACCACCATCCACTCATCCCTGCTCCTGTTGTTTTTAATGTATCTACTATTCCGTCCATTGTTTATCCTGTAATTAATTCGCCCCATAAAGAGGTCTTCCCATTTATAATTTGTATTACATGCACAGTAAAAAAGCCTTTGTCATAAAAGTCAACGATTGCAAATGCATGAGACCAATTGTGCATCCTATATTGTAAAAATTCATTCTTCTCTGCCTTCATGTCCTTCAGGCATCCTATACTCCACGCAGACTTCACCCCATCCAGATGGGTAA